TGCCGTTTGTTTCAGCAAATACAGGAATTGAACCAACTCTTCTGAAACCATAAACAATTGGTATGCCGTTGTTGGTTCCTGGTTTTGTAACTTTTACTCCAGATGCTAACGCTTCAGGATTTAGGTCGGGAGTATCTATAGCGCCAAATGGCGATACAACAAAACTAAAGATATCACCCACAAATGAAGTGACACTTTTAATGGCTTTCTTGATGCCTTTAAAAAATTTTTTTATCTTTTTAAACGGATTACTCATCTATTCCTTTCACAAAAAAGTTGCCACACGCATTCATACCTTTTGATTTGAAATACACACTTGCTCTATCGATGTGCTCTTGGTCTGCTTCGCAATTTTCATCAAATAAGAAAACACTTGCCATAACATATTTGCATTTATTTTGTTCAAACCAATCTACAATAGCATTCCAAAGTTGGTCAGCATTGCGTTTATTTCTGTGTTCTGGATGCACAAAAAACATTCCTATATCACCAAATCTATTTTGATTCCAAGGTATTTCGTTTAATGTGCCAATTGTATAACCTATCATTTTGTTGCCGTCTAACAATACAAATATGTTATTTGTATCTGTGATAAGTGTTTCTCTAATTTTTTGTAGATACACAGACCAATCACCTATGTTGTTTTGTGGTAATTTTGCTTCTTCATGTTGTGCTACACACAATTTTTTGAATTCAGTAAAATCGTCTGCTGTCAGTTGTCTTATCATTATTTTATTCCCCATTTTAATTCTGCTAATGTTTCGTGTGAATATTCCATACCAAAGTCGCTTGGATGTTCTCTTTGAAAATTTTGTAGATTGCTTCTGCGTCCATTTTTTTTGTTAAAATTAACAAACTGTGAACTAACTTGGTATTGTATGTCTGCTGTGGTTTGATTGTTGGTCACAGAATATCCTGCCACTTTTCCTTTGAACAATAACACTATTGCATCATCTCCACTGTCTCCTAACAAAAATCTTGTGTTGGGATCTAAAAATGCTCTGAATATTCTAACGCCTGCGTTAATTTGACTGCTTACAGCATAAGTTCTAACCAATGAAACATCTAATGCTGATATGGCAATGTTTACATTTGATATATTCAAATCACCTGATTCTTGCGATTCTGTAAAACTTAAAAAGTCACCTTGGGCAACATAGGTATTGCCATTAAAAAATATATCAAATGCATTGTCTGTGAAATAATTTGTGCTCACTGTGCCTGCACTATCTATCACATCAATCTCTAGTAATATTGCTGTTAATAAACTGTCACCTGCGAGATAGGTGTTGAGTGTGTCTGTAAACTGTCGTGTCATTAGATGGCCTCCTGCACATCCATTCGATAATTTACTGTGCCATCTGTGTTATATTGATATTCAACAGCATCCGTTGCCATTATCATTTTAAAAGGCACATTATCAAATGTCACTGTGTCTGATACTGCTACTGCTTTTATCAGTGATGGTTGAAAATTTATTTGAACATCGCCTGCTGAATCTGGTGTTACATCTCCTGTGACCATATACACTTTGCTGTGGTTAGAAAATTTTATTACATCACCTGCTTTAAGAATAGTGCCAGATGTCCAACCAGTAAGTGCTACATCAACAGCAGTTGATCCTACATCACTGGCATCTTTTGCTGTCATTGTGCTAACTGCCGCGGTTGCTTTTTTACTGCTTATGCCGGGTAATTCAATTGTAAAGTCATTCAATCTGCCTCTTGCTTGTGATTGAAATGCTTGTATTTCTCTAAATTGATCCTGTGTGTAGAACGGAAATTCTAGTGTTGCTCTCCACAGCATTGTTGCTGTGCCTTTCCTTATGGTTCTACCTGAATTAGATTGTGTGAATGCTATGTTGTTCAAACCTTGAAAATTCATTGATTTGAATCCTATTAGATTAGGATTGACTAACGTAGATCCTGATCCATTAAATGCTCCGATGCTTGCCATTATGTTGTAACTCCTTGTCTTCCTTGTCTGTTAAATGCTTGGTTAATGATGCCAACTATTGTGCTTCTTCTTTCAACCAACAATTCATCAAATCCTGTGGCATCCACAGTTTCAATGTTAAAGTTCACAGTCATTGCATTGCCCATTTGGTTGTTTGGTATAATTGTGCCTGCTGTGCCGGGCCTAAAAATTTCGGGGCCCGATTCTCCAACCAGGTAACTTTGGTCTCTACGCACATCACCACCTTTTTGTCTTGGGCCTGTGTAAGATGTTGATCTAATTTGTTGAACTTGAGCATAACCTTTTGCCGCCACCAATGCCGCCGCCGCAAGGTTTAACGGGAATGGTAACACTTTAAGTGCGTTGGCAATACCTTGTGCTGTTGACACAATCGCTTCAGCAATCGCCGCCGCTTTGGCAATCTTAAATGCTTTTTCACTTGTCTGTCCTAACACATTGATTACTTCTAGTCCAATGGATTTTGCAAGGTCTACTCTTTGTTTGCCTGACAGTGCTTCTATGTCATTGGTTTTCGCTTGACCTGATTTTATCAAATCAATAACTTCTTTTACTTCTCTTTTTCTTGCCGCTATGGCATCTCTTGCTCTGTTGTCTTGAATCTTTCTAACAGCAATGCTGTATTCTCTTTCGCTTAGAATACCTTCATCTCTTAATCTTTTTAATTGTTTTAATTTTTCTTGTTCTGCTTCGACTTCTGGAAATCTTTCTGCCAACACACCCCCAACATCTTTTGCTATGCCTGGCAATGCTTTCTTAGCCGCCGCTAATTGTTTTTCTGATTCTATTTCTTGTAATTTAAGTAAAATTCTTTCTCTTGTTTCCGCATTCATGCCTTTTAGAACAGTGTGTTCCATTTCATACAATCTACGCAATGCTTCAGTAGGTTGTTTTGCCGCTTCTAATTTTACAATTTCTTTATCTAGGCCATCAACAATTTTTGTAATTTGTGCTTTTCTTTCTTCTTGTAATGCTATTAAAGCCTTTTGTGCTTTGCTTAATCTTTTTGTTGAATCAGTTGTTGCCTCCATACCATCGTGTAGACCATTGTAAGATGTTGTAGATTTTTCAGTGGCATCAGTCATGTCCGTAAAGCCATCTACCAATTTCATTATTTCTTTTCTATATGCTACTGCGGCACCTAAAGCAATACCTACCCCTATTGCTGTGATAGGATTTGCCAACATTGCCAATGTGGTTCTTATTACTGCCGCTCTCAACACTAAGAATGTTGCACTCAATGCCTTTATACCTACTGCAAGTCTGCCTACTCCAACAATCGCACCACCTATAACTTTGGCACCTATGAATACACCAAATGCTATTTTGATTGTGTCAAGATTGTCTTTAAGGAATAATAATGTTGCACCTACATTTTTACCTAATGCGTTGGCAAAATTTTCACTGCCTTCACTGGCATCAATAATTGATCTGGTAATATCTGTCAATGCCGCAGTAAGTCCGCCTTCACCTACTTCATCAGCAAATATGGCAATTTCATCTTGTAAATTAGAAAACGCACCTGTTAATGTTTGTGCTTGTCTATCAATACCACCTGCAAAATCTGTTTTACCAATGTTTTCAATAACATCTATAATTTCTAAACCATTGTTTTTAATTTCTGTGGTTGTGCCTTTAAAAATAACTTTTAACTTGTCGCCTTCAGTTTTTACCTTGATACCAAGTTGTTTAAGCATTTCAAATTCACCAGTTGTGGCATTGAACACTGCTCTCGCAACTTCATCTATTCTTCTTCCCATACCAGCGGCTATGTTACCCACGCTGGTCATAAAGTCAACAGTCGGATCTAGACCTGCGTTTCTAAATGTTATGAACGCACTGGTTACATCCTGAAGTTGAAATGGTGTTTGTTGTGTAAAATCTTTGATTAAACGAAAGGATTTAGCCGCGGCTTGTGTTGATCCTTCTACTGTGACAAGTGTTGCTCGTAGATCTTCAAACTGTCTTATGGTATTGATTAATCCACGAACAAGTATGCCGGTTCCTATTGCCGCTAAGGCACCTGCCACTTTTTTGGCAATACCATTAGTTTTACTAAGACTTTTGTTCAGACCATTAATCTGACCTTTTGCCTTGCTTATTGCGGCACCCGTCTTATCTACTACGACGAATTCTAGGCGCACCTGATCGGCCATCGTTCAAAACCTTTCGTTCTTCGTCATGCTTCATTTTAAAATATGCTGACCACATGGTCAATTCTAGGACACTAAACTGCATGACTTCTTCTATTGATTTGCCCAGCGTTTCCGCTACTTTGACAACCAATAGAAGTTCAGCGTCCTCTCTTAGTTTTTTTCTACTTCCTCAACTTTGTATTCAGAAGTAGCATTATTTAAAACAGTTGCAATCTTAATTAAAACTGCTGGATCTGTTTCGTGCATCAACGCTGTCTGGTCAAATCTGTTAAACATAGGTTTGCCATCCTGTGTCAATGCTTTCATAATGATTGATTCAACTAATGCTTCCACAGTGTCACCTTTGGATTGCAGTTGAATAATTTTGCTTTCAGTTGCAAAAGAATACGCATTTTTGTAATAAATGTCGCATTCCCACTCAGGCACATTCAACTTGTTCAGTTCACTGCCTAATTTGTTTTTGAAATGCTTTTTAGCATTTTCTAGTATCTTACTCATTTAATATACTTTCTCCTTCTCAATGCCGCTCTAGCAGGCCCTATCATGCCTCGCGGTGCTTGTTTTGATCGCCCTCGTTCTAAAAGACCAATGTAGGGTGTTCTATTGGAAACTGTTGTGGTTTTTCCCACATTGTTAGAAACAACAGAAGGATTCGAATCTCTTCTCATTTTCCAATTTCTTTTGGCCCTTCCTGTCTTAACAGGAGTTACTTTTTTTAACTCCTTTAAGGCATTGTGTGCGATACGGGTGCCCAAACGCGATAATTCTCTTTCTATCGCGTTGAACACCTGATCTACTTTTAGCAGTCTGCCACTAATCATATTAGATAGTTGCTTCTACTAATGGTCCCGTTCCTTGAAATGAAACCGTTGCTTGGTTTAAGTCATCGAATGATACTGTTCTTGAAACAGAAGTTACGATAACATCGCCTTCGTATTTTATTCCACTGTTTGATGTGTGAAATTCAACATGAAGTGTAGCGTCTGCTGAAGGATCAAATATTCCTAATCCTTCGTGAGTTGATTCAAACAGCACATCCATAGTGCCTGTGAATTGGTGTAGTGAAGAAATATAAGTTCTTGCACTTGACCCCATTGCTGATGTATCTAGAGCGTCCTTTGTATGTTCAACACTCCAAGATCTCACAGATGCTACCGCAGTTGCCGCCGCACCAGAATCAGCACTAAACTTCACTGTTCCATTTTCGCCGCTTATAGCCATAGTTGTTCTCCTTAGTTGGTGTCGTGGTCATCTTCATCCACTTTGTCAAAAGACTCTGTAGATACACTTCCATCGACCGTTGTTGATGTTTCAATATCCTCCACATCTTTCAATGTTTCGTCTATTGATGGTTTAATTTCAGCAGTCACTTTTATTGCTTGGCGACTACTTTTTTTCTTACTTCTAGTTGGTTTAGGTTTTTCAGTTTTTTCTGAATCTGCCAAACGCCAACCTTCGTCAAGAAATCTTGAAATTTTGTCTTGTTCAATCAATTGCGATTGATTTTCTTTTCTAACACGATAATATTTTACCATTACACTGCTCCTTTAGTGAATGAGTAAAGAACTTCTACAATCATTAAGAATTCTCCCAATGGAGCAACTCTGTCTATAACTTCAATGGTTCTTACTCTTGTTGTTACTGCTTTGCCCGTAACTTCTCTTGTTCTATCATTGTTTAATGTTTCTTCCAATCTTTCGATCAATTCGTTACGTTTTTCGTCCACAGTCTGCACATAACTGGTTCTGCCATCTGATCTAACAAAACCTCTTACATTTACTTCAATTGTGCCTCTGCGTATGCCACCCATAGCATTGTCTTCTCTAGTTTCATTACCAGTTGTAATTAATATGGCAGGAAATTGTGTAATTGCTAATTTTTCAACATCAAATGTTTCGCGAGTGATGAAAGCAGGTCTAGGAGAATGCATATCTCCCACAACATCTACAATGTTTTTTGTGATTGTTTCTCTGTTGGACATCCGCTACCTTTTTAGTCGGAGGTAGTATTGCGGTTCCTTTTCAGCGTCTGTGACTGTGCCTGAAGAATCAAAATCGTATTCTATTCCATCCTGCATAACAGCATCTAGTTCTCTAGTTGCTTCTTTTCTGTAGAAATCCATTTTTCTTTCGAACATATCCATCTCCTCAGAAAATTTTGCAAGTTTTGGCATGATGTGAAATCCTAAAGTCCAATACACAGCGGCTCGAGTCAATTGACTTGCGTTATACAAATCTTCATTAGGTTCGTTGGCACCTATATTCATTCTCTTGTAATCGTATTTAGAATATGCCTGTAAAGGCCACCAATTTGCCCTTAACCATCTGAATACATCTGCTTGACCGTCTGCAATTTCTTGTGACAGATCGCTGATGCCAAATTCGTCTATGTTGGGTTCTATCTTTTTGATATCACTTATTGTTAATAGTGTCGCCATAAAAGGGTGCTCCCCTCCTTTATTGTTGTTAATTGAAAGAACAAATCCTTTTTGTTCACAGTTATTTATTCTTAATCAAAAAAAAAGGGCGATATTTCTACCGCCCTTTTCCAATGTCAACGAAGTAACAAATCTATTTATTATTATAGATTCGCGTCTCCTAATAATTGAACACCGTATGTGTCTCTTAGTTCTTTTACCGCGTATGCAGATGTTCCTACAAACTCTGTAAGTCTTCTAGATTCATCTCTTTGAACGGCTACTGCCATAGGTCTTTTTAAGACGTATGCCAATGCTTCTGAACTCATTACACAACCAGCAAATGCACCTGCAGAATCACCAGTGATCACCGATGTTTCGTATAGGTCAATTCCTGCTACACGGCCGATTGCACCACTTACCAATGCAGTATTACCTACATTAGATGGGTTAGTCATGTTCGTGTTGCCAGCGCCAGTTAATTGTTTCTTGATTTGAAACGCTTGTTTAGGGTGTAACAATCCTACATAAGGTCCTGGGACGATTTCTGTTCCATCACCTGATCTTAGAATTGCCGCGGCTTTGAATATATCCTCAACAGTTAATTCAGTGTTACCTGATCCAACAGTGTTTGAAAAACCGCTGAATAAAGCCGCTAAATCTGTGTCGATTTTCTTAGCCATAGCATCTCCAATCTGACGGCCGATAGCCGCACCTACATCACCTGTAGCCGCGTCTCTTGCCAAGTCAGTTAAAGAAACTAATACACCTTTCTCTGCACAAGTAACTTCAACTGATGTTGTGTTAAATGCGACATCGTTAGTGCCCACAACTAAATCTGTTCCTTCTGTTAAGTCAGAAGCAGAAATTGCCGGGTATATTGGGATTTGAGCAGTTAATCCTGGAGTTCCAGATAAGTCAAAATTCTTAACTAGGGGTCGGATTACAGTTTGCTCTGATATTTGGTATAACGCAGTCTGAACCACATTTGCGTATAGTTCCGATGTTATAGCCGATGTTGTAATTGCCATAATAGTTCTCCTTTATATGGTTTAGATATTAACACCCTTGTTGTTCATAATCTGTTTGAACAGTTTACGATGTTCCGGGTTGTTCATATCCAGTTTGCTTGTGTCTGTATCCACCGCAACTTGATCACCTTCGCCTTTGCCAACTCCAGATCCTTTTGGACCTGCTGACAAGAACCACGGTGATTGGTTAAGAAAACTTTTAACCAAGTCTTTGACTTGTAATGGGTTGCCGTTATCATCATAACGCACTTGCCCTGTGCTTGGATCAATTACATCCACTTTGCCTTCAGCATTAAGTTTCAATTGACCTTTCAACAGTTGTGCTACTTGCGTAGGATTTACTGCTTTAAGATCAGATGCTTCGTTTACCAAAGCACCATCAACTTTGATTGATTGTAATTCTGCTTCGTATTGTTGTATTTTAGAATTAAATTTGTCTGCTTGGTTTTTCAACAAAGTTTCAAATTCTCCTCTTTTTTCCAACTCATCAGATTTGCGTTTCTCTTCCGCTTCAATCAATTTGTTGTATTGGTCCAAGTCTATGCCTTTATACTTTTTTTCGTATTTGGCACGCTCCCTCGCTATTCTTTCTCCAACAATGCGTTCTACATCTTGTTGATCGAATTTTTGAGTATTAGTTTCTTCACCTTGTGGTGTGTCTGCCTGCGTTTCTTTTACAGGTGCAGTTTCCTGTGTTTTTACCGCTTCTGTTTCTGCGTTCATTATATTTCCTCTTGTTTATGAGTTGAGTTCTACTCCCCTACTGTGTAGTATGTTGTTATTTATGATTTTCTTTTCTTTTTGCCTCTTGTAGACGATTTTCTACCTTTAGACATTGGTTTTCTTTTACCTCTAGTCATTGTGCGTCCTCCTTTCATAATTCTTTTACCAATCAAACCTGCTATTCCGGCTGTTGTTGTTACTGGCATAATATTTCCTCCAATTTAACTATGATTTCATCTGCTGTAATATGTTTCATTGCTTGAACACACTGTTCACAATATTCATGTTCTGTGTAATGTCCAAATCCATCTGGATTACAATCAGTGAATCTTACTATTTCTTTGCTTGTTTCATAACCTGTGCAGAAAGGCGTTGTAGCACTGCCATATATTGTTATACTGGGCACTGATTGATGACCAGCGGCATGATGTAAACCTCCTTCAGTGGTTATTAGACACGCACTATATTTAATCACCAACATTGATTGTCTAAATGTTGTGTTAATGTTGTGTAGTCCATCAACAGGTTGACTGTTAGGTGGTTGACATCTTAACAATGTATAGTTGGATAATTTTTGTATCAGTTCATCCCAACCATACCAACATTTCAAAGGATAACGCATACTGTCTGTTTTATAATCAGGATTGATTACAATGTATGGTTTGTGATGTGCCACATTCTCTTGAAACCATTGCATTTCTTCTTGTGTATATTCAAATGGTGCAGTTTTTGGTGTGTAGGGTCTGTGTTGGTAATACCATCTTTTACCATTGATAGGATGTGTTTCGAAAGGCACTCCTAATGGATGTATCCAAGGTGTGTGTTGCCACACTGGTTTATTACAAGATTGTTTCCTGCCCTGTCTAAACGGTGCTACTGGTTTGTTTATTGATTTTGAATAATGGTATGCTTCCGCACGCCACATCAGATCATCACCTATTCCCATCGTGTTGTATTTTTTGTGAATATTGTTTCTTTGCCAAACCTTCCTCTTTCAAGGTAATGCACAGTGCCTAAAAATTCTACTATCTTTCTTTTGACACCTATTTCAATGCCATTCCTTGTTGGCAATTCTAAACACAAAACTAATGTGTTATTCTTTAACGTTTGCTTTGCGCCTTTCAATACTTTAAGTTCATTGCCTTGCACATCAATCTTCATAAAATCTATTGTTTTTAATTTAAGGTCATCAAGTTTTTTTGTTTTTATATCAATGCTGTATATGTCTTTGTGAACTGGTTTATCTTTGGTTGGTCCTTGTATAACACCTTCTTCAGATAATCCTACATTGCCACAACTGCGTGAATCAATATACAATTTACCTGTGCCTGTTTCATCACTCAATGCGTAATCATGTAACACATAATTTTTTACATTTTCTAAATTTTTATGAAAACATTCTACATTGTCTGGCACTGGTTCAAACACTGTGACCTTCTTAAATTTGTTACACAAATCTCTCGCCCATGTGCCTACATTACCGCCAACATCAACTGCGTGATTAAATTGTTTAACAAAAGTTAAAGCGCCTGTGCGTTGTGCCAATTGATACTCATCATATTTTTTGAAATAATCTTCAAAATGTGTGTCCCAATTTGGAAAATAGTAATTTTTGATTTTTTTCATTAATGAAAATATCCGTCTTCATGCCTGTGATGTTTTATTTTTCGTTCTCTATCAATGATTTCTTTTATTCGCTTTGGCAATAAGTTTTTTAGTTTACGCAACAATTTTCTTGCTTCTTGTCCGTTCCTTTTGACATTCTTTTGTTCAAACATATGGATTTCAAAATTGTATTTGTCAATGATGTCGCGTAATTCTTTTTCTAATCCTGTTATGAATTCTCTTTCTGGCACATATTTTCCCATTATCGTCCTTGTCCTATATACTTCTTATAGTTACGCTTTTCGCTCTTGTTCAACCTCTTCTTGTGGCGTCCAAGTTTTTTTGGTTTCTCCCTTACTTCAAATTCTTTGAATTTGATACGGGCCATTATTCTTCTGTGTTGTTATTGAATAATTGTGCCAGTTCAGGGTGCAGTTGTAATATCTGCTCTGTGGTGTAGTTTTGATTAATCATCTCTCTCATGTGATCAACCAATTGTGTTTGATTTGTCACAGGAGGGTGTTGTAAAGTGTCTGTTGGTGTGTCGCTTGTGTCCTCGGATTTTGTCATCAATTCGTCTGTGATTGTTTCATATATTTTTTCATCAATCATTTTTCTTATTTGTGGATTTTCAATCTTGGCATCTTTAGCCATTTTTAACATTGAAATATCATTTGCTTTGTCTTGAATTGAAAAGTTTCTTGTGTATTCTATGTCACCATTGAATTGTATGCCTTGAAAATCTGCATACAATTTCCATATCTGTTCTTCAGCGTGTTCCATCTGTGACGCAATGTCTGACAGTTTTGCTGATAGTAGATTGAATTCAACCTGTAGTGCCATGGCGGAGAGGCGTCGAGCCTCTATACTTCTAATCCCCCCAAGACAAGCCATCCTGTCAATTGCTTCCACTTTCTTTTCGATTGAATCCAGTATTGCTTGTATGTTGCCACCGTTAGGTTGTAACAAGTAGGGGCGTAAATTAGGATCTTGGTTGCTTGGTAATTTTACAATTGATCCAGCACCCGCTGATGCTTCAACACCTTCTTGTAGCACAAGACTAGGATGATTTGAAATTCTAATCAATTGAATACATTCATTGTATTCTTCGAAAATTTGTTTCTGTAAATCCGCAATGTCCGAAATCAAACTGTGGCCCACGCCTCTTGTGTTTGATCTTGAAGCATACACGCACACAGCAGGTATCTTACCTAGTGTGTTAACATATTCTTTGTGTAATTGTGCTGTTTTTTCTTTGGCATCTATTCTGTATACACTGATAGTATCTTTTGTGTATTCTCTAATGTATTGTGTTTTGTTTACAACTTCTTCTTTAATTTTTAAAAATGTAAGTTCATACAAACCATTTGGCTGTCTTTCGTATTCCCAGTCTAAAACATTTTCAGGTGTAAACATACTTGCGTATGGTCTTATGCCTAAATTTAATTCATCTGCTCTTGTTGTAACATCCACATCGCTTTTGTCTAACAATACCCAAACATTCCCATATACCATTGCTTTCGTAGAGACCTGTTTAATAAAGGCATCAAAACTTTGGCCATCTAAATCCGCATCTCTTAAAAAAGCATCAAAGCCTGCATCTGATTCTATTTCGCCCAGTTCTCTGTGTATAGGTCGTCTGTATAAAAAACTGTTGTATATGCCAACCACTGTTCTTACATGATTGTCTAGACCTGTCATACGTAAACGCATTTCATAGTCTTCTCTAGATTCTTTGTAGTATGGTTCTAAATTTTTACCAGCATACCAATCTAATCCACCAGTGTAGGCGTCATTTAAAAATAACCAACGGTTTAGGTAATATTGATATACTGAATGTGATTCCAAAACATAATCTAAAATGTTTGTTTCATCACCTTTGATAATTCTGTCTCTAATAGCGGGCATACATTGATCCTGGTTGTGCTCTAAAACCCCATCTGTCTACAGATTTAGTTTTAAACTTGGTTGTTATTGGATACAGGTAATCGCATATGTAACGCACAGCGTCAGCAAAATGGTCAAATCCCATGTCCTTGTCAATCACAGATGTTTCTGGTTTGTATATCAATCCTTCAAGACTTTTTATAACATTCTTGCATTTTGGATCAATAAACATTGTAGAAACTCCTTGACTGTTCTTCAACTTACTATTTACCGAATTCACTCCGTCTCTTATAGGGGAATGTGAAGGTTTGGCATAAACTTTGAATCCTGCGTTTTGTAAAATAGAAATATCTGTTCTACCTGCGGCACTTGTTTTTCGATTTTTGCCAGAAGGATCAGGAAAAATATTGATGTAAGACTGGGGGTAGCGTTTCTTTAATTCGGCTACTACATCGTCAGTGCTAGAACCTCTCATTAATATTTCATCAACACAATACATTACACCTTTTTCGATAACGAATATGGCTGTTGCCATGTTGTCAACATTGAAATCTTGTCCACAGTATATTTCTGTTGTATTCATATTGGCACAAGGCTTTACATTGACTTTTCTGTCAAACGCATGAAAAACAACACCTGAATATGTGTTCCATGTTGCTTCATATTCTTGCTTGTAAGTTTTTTCATCAAGATCCCTTTTTGCTTGTTCTATTTCTTCATCATCTACCCAACCACCTTGTGCTGTGGTGTATGTGTGTGCTGACCAGTCGTCTGTGGTTTCTGCCATTGTATACATTTGCCAACTCCAACTGCCTACTCCCTTAGGAGTGCCTGTAAACAATGCTCTTCCTTTGGTGTCTGATAAACAAGGTCTCAATACGTCCCACACACCAGGATCCATGTCTTGAAATTCATCTAAGATAATAAATGAATACTTTCCCCCACGGAGTGCCTCTTTAGCCTCGGCGCCCTTTAAAAATATTTTGGATTTATTTTTTAATCTTAATGTTAATTCTGCTTCGTTACTTTGTTCAACCCATCTTAATTCTTTCATCTTAATCTTCAAAGGCTCCCAGGCCAAAAATTTTGCCATCCTGTAGGAAGGAGCAAGATAAAGAACATTGCTGTTGGGTATGGTGGCGTGTTTTGCCAACTCTCTTAAACACAGGTGGGTCTTGCCCCATCTCCGGCCACTTACAAGAATCCGAAATCTTGAAAAATCGTCTGCCACTGTTTTTTGGGGTATGCTTAACGGCATATTCTATTTTATTAGTCTTCCCAAGGCAAAGGTGTGTTGTTGGATGTGTCCTCTGGATTGTCTTTGAATCCTAGTGTCTGTTTAGACAAGAAAATTTGTGCTCTTGTGTCACCTTGTAGTGCTTTGTCCCACATCGCTCTACGCAGTGATTTCTTTCCATTCTCTCTGCCTTTTTTCATTAAATTTTTATATTTTTTGTTAAGATGATTAACTGAACATCCAACCACTTCTGCTATTTCATCCACAGTGCATTGAATACACGCCATCTTATAGATAACATCTTTGTCAATTAATTTTCTTGGTTTTGTGTTGTCCATTATATCTGTCTCTCCTGCACAAATATTCTAAAATTTCTACTGTCAGTTTTTGAATCTGAAGTTGTTATTGTGTATTCAACATTGTATTTGTTGCCTGCTGTGCCGCCTGATATAATTGCTGTTGCTGTGGTTGTTGTAATACTGGAAGAATCTAAAGTTAAAGGTGACGCATCACCTGAAATTGTCTCTATTGTCACTGTGCAAGTGGATAGAGTATCACCAGATGGAAGATATTCAGACCAGTCTAATGTGTAATCCAACACACCAGCAGGGTCTTTGAATATGTATGTTCCTACATTGTCTTTTTTGTATCCTGTTAAATTTGGCATTATATCCTCTCCGCTATGACTTTACCTGTTCTGCTTCTTATCGTGCTATCTGGCAAAACTTTAAGATTTCTTGTTTCACTAGGCACTTTGAACAGTTTGCTTTCTTGTTGAATACTATTTACTCTTGTTTCAACAGAAACTTGCTTGATTCTTGTTTCTTGCATCACAATATTAATTCTAGTTTCTGAAGGAACTTCTATGGCTCTGTAAGGGTCTGCCGCTTCAATTCTTCTACCTACAATGGTGATTTGTGTGTCACTGGTGTTATCAAATTGTGTGAAAAGTATTCTGCCTGTGGTGATATCAATCTGATGTTGTGATTGCATAAACGCCTGAGCGGCTTCTCTAAGCAGAGTTGGAACTATACTGGCTTGATGATCTGCCGCAATTGATGACGCGAATTGTTGTAAGAAACCAGTTACAACATTGATTTGATGCTGTGATGTAAATGTCTGTGTGCCAGGTTTGATCAACAATCCAACCAAACCATTGAAAATATGTCTGCTGTCAAAAGATGCTTGTCCATCAAACAATAATCCTGCTATGGTTCCTGTGGTTTGATCCAATGTGATTTGTGCATCAGCGTTGTATGTGACACTGCCTGATGATAATAAAAATCCTGGCGTAGCATCTATTTGAGCATCTGCTGAAATATTTGCATCTGGAATAATTTCATTTGTGGCATCAACAAATATGCTGTTTTGTGACAGACTGTTCAATACACCAAACAGTGCCAAACCACCTAGGTTGCTGGTTTGTGTATCTGTGTTCAATGTAAGATCAGCATCAACTGTGACACCACCTACAAAATCAATCTGTTGATCTGATGACAGTGTTTCATTTATAGCAAATATTCTGCCACCCGACAGTGTGGTTTGTTGATCTGAACTGACATCAAAATTGCCTGCCGCTTTGAATCCAACCAATGGTGTCATCGTATTTCTAGAATTAAATTGTTGTGTCATTGTGACTTGCAGACCAGCATCTACATATGAATCTGCCACATATGATGAATCTACATAATCACCAAAGTCTGGAAATCCAACTGAGTTGTTGGCTGTAACAGACTGTTGATGTTGACTTGTGAATGGTGCTATGCCGTCGAATTGAACATTGCCCAATGGCGTGGTTTGATTCTGTGATGTGTGATCGGTTTGACCAAAGTGAGCAAAACCCACAAGGTTTGTGTTGCTGTTTTGTGATGTAAAATTTTCATTCTCCAACTGAATATATCTGTTAATGGTATAATCGTTAATTGTTGAATCTGTCGAAAAACTGCCCAATCCATTGTTGTTGAATGTTACTGAAGTAGCAGTTAAGGTGCCACTGTCAGTGCTTAATGTATAATTTGAAGTAGGACTGTATTTAGACGTGGTGCTTCCTGCTGTGTAACTGGTGCTACCATATGATGAATATGTGCCAGTTAGTGGTGTATTCCAAGTGTCTGTGCCATCCGCATTTCTACGCATTAGCACAACTATATCATTGTCTGGACTTACAGGAGCAAAAATATTTTGTAGTAAAAAACCACCTGAGTTGGTGTCTGCTAATAATTTTGTTCGTAGTATATTATCTGTTATATTTGCGGCATCACCATTCCAGTATGCAGTGCTATTGGATGCTTCTAAATCAAATTTGAAAGTTTGGTCACCATCTGTGTCGATGCCTATCACCGATTGCAATTCAAATCCATCCACATTTGAAGTGTCTGGAGCATCCACTTGTTGACCATACACTACTATGGTGTCTGCGCCATCACTGTCATTGCTACGCAGTATACACATATCAGTGAACAACATGGGTGATGTGTATTGATATGAAAATTGTAAAGTGCCTGATGAATTAACTTTGATTAAACCACTACCATTAAAAATGGATTCAGATGAATCGGCAGGCCCACCAAAATCTCTTTGTGTTTCCAATTGTGTGGTCACATAAAGGTTCCCATCAGAATCCAATCTAGGATGTTTTAATTTTGCTGAAGAACCTGTTGGACCTGTTGACAGTTCTCTGCTCCATACCTTTGAACCATCTGATGTGTTAAATTTAACAATTTTGCTATCAGTAATATTGCCAGAACCACCTGTGACATATTGATAACCTGTGAAATACCCAACAGAATTTGCAGAGTCAATAACCAAGCCTTGTGGTTGAAAATAATAAGATGAAAAATATCTGTGCCAATTGAGTGCACCATTTGATTTGGCAACTGAAGCAATATTAGTTGGAGCAATGGCAGGTGATTGATTCATCTGAAAAGAGATGTAGATGCTATCAGAGTCATGATCAATAGCATTGGCAGTTGCGGCAGTGCCATTAAAAGATTTCTGCCATTGTATTGCACCATCACCATTTATTTTGACCACATTAGTTTGGTTATCTTGGTCGTATAAAAAATAAAGATAGGTGGTTTCAGCACTGTCACCTGGATCACATACAATCATGTTACCAGAATGATAGTCGTTTAGAGGAGTCTTGTTGTCAGGATCTTGTGCCCTTACAGCAATATCTATGTTGCCAGTGTCATAGAATCTTCTTACAAGATTAAGATAGTATTGTGTGGTGCCACCAGTATCCTGTGACCACTGCAATTCGTATGTGTGGTTGTTGGCAGGATCGATAGCGACACCCATAGGGTTTCTATCGTCGCCTACAGTGAATGAACCTTTTACCCAGGTGCTCATAGAGAGGTTACCTCTCTATTATGTCATAGAGACTTGAATATTTCCTATTGCACACTGGAAGGTGTCTCCAGTTGTAACCGTTTTTGCTACCGAAATTTCGCCAAAGTATAGCACGTTAGCACTGTTGTCTAAAATGGCTAAACAGGTAACTGTCCCGTCGTAGTTTGCTGTTGCTGTAGGAAAAGTTACTGTGATATCATTTGATATTGATCCGCCTGATGCTGATCCAAATGTCACAGTCTGTCTTGCATAACTTCCAAGTGTGATTTCGTCTGTTAGTGTGCCTTGCTCCAAGTTGTCTAAAACTGTGCCTGCTGATCCCACAGCACCTGCTGTGCCGTGAAAGAGTGCAACCTGTAAACTTGTTGGAGTGGTTGTAGATAAAGAATTACCATTTAGAAAAAAATCTAAAGTTCGGTTCTCTACATAATTTGATGCCGCATTTGACATAGTTTTTCTCCTTTTAATTAAAAGTTAATTGTTGTTATAACACGAGTATTTATAACCATTTGGTTAATCTTAACTGTTGTCATCTGTTTGTGTAGTCGACTCACAATGGAATAATGCCACCGTATTGCTGTCATTTGTGAATGCAGAAGTTGGCACTGTGATATTGCTTGTGCTGTGTGCGTATCTTGTGGTGTTTGACACTCTTATTTCATCTATGGTATTGATAGTTCCTGTGTTGTTTCCTTCACCTGCTCTATAATTTCCAAAATAAAGTTCTGTGGCTGTGGTGATGCTGTGTGTTGCACTGACTTTGTGTGTGCCGTCCAACCATAGATGGAATGATCCTGTGCCGTCGTATTGCATTGCAATATGATGGAAACTGGTGCCTGGATTGCCAAGATTTGTTTCACTGCCGTCATGTGTGAAATAAAGATTTCCGTTTGAATACGTGTGCAGTGTGAGATGGTTTGAACTGGTTGGGAAATTGTCGTTGCTGATGCCTGTTGTTGAAAATACTTTTGTGGTTTTGTTAGATGTGCCACCAGCACTTAATTTAAATCTAAATTCAACTGTGCAGGCCACATTGTCATCGAATTCAAAACTGGATGGGAATGCAATATAACCGTTTGAACCGTTAGCACTCAATTGTAGTGCATTGTTGAACACACCATTGGATGTGCTTGTGAAACTACCGTTGTTCCATGTTGATAACTGTCTTGGTGTTTCGCCCTCGACGGTTGTGGTATCACCGTTTGTTCCGTCAAAATGTAGCAACACCTGTGTGTTACTATCGTCTGCGAATGCTGAAGAAGTAGGTGTAAAGTTTGAAGTGTATCTTGCTGTTTTACTCATTCTGTATTCATCTATATAACCACCAAAGTTATCTGTTGTGCCTCCCACTGTGCCTACCCATGTTGTTTGCCATTGATCAAAAGCAGGTTTGTTTGAATCAGATACAGAAGCACCTGCAGTGCCGTCTAAAAATGTTCTGTAGGTGCTACCATCCCATGTTATTGCAACATGGTGCCATGTGTTTGCTGATGCAGTTCCTATTGTTGCATTGTTTAAAGAATAAGCACCCGCGGTAGTAAAAAAATAAGTTTTTACATTTGAACCGGACAAACCAACAATCCAGTTGAATCCACCGTGTCCTGATCCACCCCATACACCTGCCATCCATTGTGTGCCACCTATACTGTCTGCTCTAAAGAAAAATTCTATTGTAAATTGATCACCCCATTCTGGTTGTGCAAATTCGGCGTGACCATCATTATCGTTCAGTCTTAAACTTGTGGTTCCAAATTTTGCTTGTGCTGATGACAGTGTAGGTGCTGTGCTACCTGTTGTGTTTGTTTGTATGTGTATGTCCAATGGTCTCAAATCACCAATGTCGTCCACAATGTGGAAGTTACCGTTTGATCCGTAAGGACCGTCTCCATGTAATAATAATCTTGTGTTAACGTCTTGTGTAAATGCTGATGTTGGCACAGTGATTGATGCACCTGAGTATCTTGCTGTGTCTGAAATTCTAAATTCATCTATGTTGCCTGGTGGTGTGTAATTTTCTGCTCCAATTGAATTGTGCCATATTCTTAATTCTTCGTGTGAGTAATTGTTTGAGTCCGAGTATGTTCCACCACTCTGTGTGCCGTCAACATAAAGACTTGTGGTTCCTGATTCTCGCACCAATGCAATATGTTGCCATTGATTGGCACTTAAAACATTCATAGCAGATATTCGGTTTGCTGAATTTACCCATAGATATAAATCATCTGCTGATCCGTCTGAGGGATATGAATACAATAATATTTTTGCACCGTTGGAACCATTACGAAAATCAATTGCAAATCTATCTAAAGATGTTAGATATTGGAACCATTCAATTGTGAAATCTCCTGTGCCAAAGTCTAGATTGTTATCGCTGTTATCATCCATTTGCAGATAATCACCTGTGCCATCAAATAGGATACTGCCTCCCCGTGTTCCAGTATTAAATTTATATCTTGCATTTGAAAGTTGTGCATCACCATTTGCAATAACATTCAAAAATCCTGTGGTTCTTGGATCTGCTGACGCCGTTGTTAATACTTTGGATAATGAATTAATTCTAAATGCACCTAATGGCATTGTGTCTCCTATGCTTGGAAGTCAGTAGATACACTGGCAAAATACGTTGTGCCATCATAAAAAATACTAACTATCGAATCATTTGTTAATGTTTTGTTACCACCTGCAAATTTGTAAGAACCCGTGCCTGATGCCGTGCCTGATCCTGACACAATCAAAGTCACTGATTGTCCTGTGGATGGATTTGAAAATGCTGGTAAATTTAATGCTGATGTAATTGTAACCGATTGAACATTGCCGTTTGCAACATCAATTGAAGGATTATCTGTTGAACCTAATGAATGAATAGTCTCTTTGTAATCTTTGAAATCTGCCGATTGAACAATGTTGTCTTGACAATCTAATGTGCCACCTAGTTGTGGTGTAGAATCTTCTGAAACATTTGATAAAAAACTAAGAGTGACTGCTTGCCATTGTGAAGCACCATTGTTGTATTGTATGACTTGACCATCTGTTGGCCCTGATGCATTTACATCACTCAAATCATTTAGATTATCAACCAATGTCACAGTTTCATTTACGAAAGCACTGCTTCCGTTGTCGTATCTTAAAAATTGATTATCTGCTACACTAGAAATTGTAACATCAGATAGATTTGTTAAAGAACTTGCACCGCTTGAGACTGTGGTAAAAGATAAATTACCTGCACCGTCTGTAGTCATCACCTGTCCATTGCTACCGTCTGCTGTTGGATAATTTAATCCATCTATCACAACTTTGCCAGCACCGTCTGGTGTGATGTTGATGTCTCCCGCAGAAGTCGACACAATGCTTTGCCCATTTACATCTAGATTGCCACCCAATTGTGGTGTTGTGTCTTCTGATATGTTGGATATACCACCACCACCGCTACTCACTGTGGTGAAACTTAATGTGCCTGCACCGTCTGTGGTCAGCACTTGCCCATTTGAACCATCTGAATTTGGTAATGTGTATGTGTTGTTGATTTGAACTTTTCCGGACCCATCTGGATTTAGATTGATATTTTGATTGGACGTCGACACAATGGCATTGCCATTCACATCTAACGATCCACCTAGTTGTGGTGAAGTGTCTGACACAACATCTGAAATACCACTGGTTACTGTTGAAGCAATCGTAATCGTGTTAGCATCTGTTCTTGTGACAGTGATGTTTGTGCCTTCTGCTATTTTTACATCATCTGTGCCTGCTGATGAATCTGTTAATCTTAAATTTGCGCCGCCTGATGTAGTTTCTGCAGATATTGAATATGTTGTGTTGCCTGAAATATCACTTGTTAATGCAAATGTGCCAGTGCCTCCAGGTATGGTATGACCATTAATTGTTCCAACACTTGTAAAATTATTTGATTGAGCATCTAAACTGCCGCCCAATTGTGGAGTTGTATCTTCAACTATGTTCTGCAAAGTGCCTGTAGGTATATCAACAAAACTTAAATCACCGTTGGCATCTGTTTGGAATATTTTGTTGGCCCCTGGTGCCGTGCTTGGAAATGTAATTGTGTAGGATTGTCCTGCTGAATGTGGTGGTGATGCTAATTTTATGCCATGTGAATTCTGTGAACAGTTTAATTGTATTGTGCCGTCTGCTGATGAACCATCACCTTGTATTTCCACAACCCCAGTTCCGTTTGGAGCCAAAATAAGATTGAGATTGGAAAGAGTAACTAATTTGTTTCCGTTTGTATCTAGGTTGCCACCCAGTTGTGGTGTTGTGTCTTCTACTACGTTTGAAATACCAACTGAATCTGTCGCGTCAATAGTGATAGTGGCATTGCCACCTGAATCCTCTGTTACAGAAGTGGTTACATTTGTGCCACCCACAAGTGTAAGAACACCATTTGATAGTGCTTCACCAACTGTGACTGACCCGGTGTCAGCATCTACCTGTAATTGTTGAATCTTGTTTGCTAAAAGATCCTTAAAATTGTCATCAAGTTCTTTATAATTTAAACTTGAATTTTTGGTTGTTGCTCCTGTGGCTGATTCTTGTCTAAGTGTAATAGTCATTGAAAATCTCCAATATTATTTATAGTATTTGTAATATTTTGTTTTTTTTAATTTGTGTCTGCTGTCTTCTAATCTTTTCTTTTGTTGTATAATCAACAAAGGAGCATGAAAATTGTATTCAAGTGGCAAAACACTTTCTTCTCCGTCTGGATGCATCATTAAAGCAATCAAATCACTGTCTTTAAACACTCTGTTTATTTGTTTTGTAATTTTATCTAATCTATCGTATGAATAAGCGAATCCAAACAACACCACAGCATAGTATCTAAAAATATGTTGCAGGTCTTTGTAGTGTTTAGCAAATTTTAATGGATCTTTGTTTTGTAATATTGATATGTTGTGTCTATGTTGATGAATAAAAGGACAGACTGGCATACCTCCCAATTCTTTTCTTGGTTTGGTTAATGTTTTGAACACATAATTTGACACTTGTCTCTTACTGACTGTGTATTCTCGTGTTTGGCCCATAATCAACTTGCTCCTGAATATTGGTTGCGTGTATAACATAATTTCGGTGACTGTATTTACGAAAAATATTCTGCCAATGTTTTCTCCAATCATCTTTCAGGCTGTGTGCTCTTGTTTTTCTTTCAACCATGGTGTCCATTTGACTGGTCACGTCAGAACTGAACATGGAATCAATGCCCCATAGATGTATTTCTTCGTAACGGTGGCTAACCAATTGAACTGCTTGGTGAGCACTGCTCATACGATGTTGTTGGATGTATTTGAGTTGATAATCGCCTTTAATTTTGTGTTGTCTTACAAAATTTAACACTTGTTCGGTGCAGTAGACGGGTCTTGTAATTTCTATCTTGTTTTTGTGTATGTAATCAATCATTTTTAGGTCTATCATGCTGATAGCATCATAACCATAAGGGTGTGTGGGCAAATTACACGCCACCACAAAACCATAATCTGATTGAAACAGTTCATTGCTGGCTCCGTTGCCAATTATGTGTGCTTTGGACATCAATTTTTTTGCTTTTTACTTGACTATTTAACGGTTTTTTTGTATACTAATAAATAAAGTGATAAAAAAGATACCATATGAAACAATTATATGCCAGTCACAACTATGCTCAAAAACATTATCATGGTTTACACTTTGGCATCAGTGTGTTTGGCAAAGATTGGCGCCTAAGACATCGCATGATTGGTGGCAGAATGCATAGATTGAAAGACCAAGACATCAACAACATCTTCAAAGACGAAACAGTTTTGATATTCGGCAACATATATGGTCATCGTGACCCTGAACAACAAAAAAAATTCAATCATCCTTCTGCTTTGCGGCAAAAAAACATAGATTTCTATTATTGGGATAACCCACACATACCACATTTGTTGTATCACAATCCTGCCAATCCAATGGGACACAAAAATTGGTGTAGAATGGTTTTCAACCACACACACAGACAGTGTGATGCTGTGCGTAGACCCAATCAATCCATACAACGTATCAATGAACAATTACATCATCTTTCTGCACACACACTGAAGACTTGGCGGGATCTTGTGCCTGTGTGGCGTGATTGTAAAAGAAGAAGCATGACAGCATTGCTCTGTCCCAGTGGTGACAAAACATTCACACATCACTACAACATCACAAGATCAGAATGGACTAATAGTTGGCGAACCATACTGGAACGCTTGGGTTATCGTGTGTTTGTGCGACCAAAACCTGGCAGAGAACTGCGTCAAGCACCGCACAGACTGTGTGATCAATTGGTCAGAAACAATGTGGGCATCACAGTGAGCAATCATTCCATTGTGGCTGTGGAAAGTATGTTGGCAGGAGTGCCTGCTGTGGTATCAGGTAGCAATGCGACAGGAGAATTGGGCACACCAGCAGAAGAATTTGAACAAACAGGCATCTTGCGACCAGTGGACATGGATCAATTGATTGATTGGTGCGAACAGTTGTTGCTGGATGACTATCACAAATCGGAGGTATACAATGGCACGTGGCATTAACATCAAACCTATATGGAACAAGATAACCAAACCATTACGCATCACTAGACGAGGCACACCACAATACAGCAAAAGGGTCAGCACACTGCCTGATGTGTGGAACAGGCGTTATTCAGTGAGACGCTGTCAGGCAAAGTTTCGCAGAGAAGAGTGGGCATTCACTCCAGAAACATACATGAAGGTGTGGCTGGATAGTGGTCGTGACAAGCAGTGCGGCAGAGGTCCAGAAGACTACTGCATGGTGAGAATAGATGCCACAGAAGCATGGGGACCACACAACACCATGATTGTGCAGAGAAAGAAACAGTTGACCAAGTTGATATTTGACAACACACATCACCGTCGCACTGGTCAAGCACCACAGGATTGGTCAAAGGAGGAAGCAGAATGTTGGACTGGCGACCAAGAATAGAATTATACACATTTCAAGAATATCAATCAGCACTGGATCATGCCTTGGCACAATTGATTAGAACCATGCCCAATCCAGATGATGCATACAGAGAATGGCAACAGGTGAGAGCACATCTTAGAATGTTGTATCCAGATTATCATCGCGAAGAGATCAGACGAAAGGCACGGGATGACACCTAAGGAAGCAGTCAAAAGATATCTGGATAAAAAGATGCTGTTGGACATAAAACACGGTGGTGAGCAGGCCCAGGATGTGTCACCCGGCGGATGGTTTGATGAATGGAATGAGATATTGGACGAGATGACTGATGTGTTGGATCAACAGAATTACACAAAAGAAGACAAAGCAAGATTGGCTGAAGCATTGGAGATAGAGAATTGGTGGGGACCATATCAAACGGATCCCACAGAGAGTCCCGACTATGATCCCATGGATGAGGACCCAGAGTTTTACCAAACGCGACAGCGTTGCGACAGCAACAACGGTCAAGCAAATTTGAAAGGAGACTGAGATGAGAGGAACAATGAAACGCCTGCAACAGTGTTCAAGCAAACACGGTGGCATCGCATACAGAGCACAGGTTGTGTGTGAGGACAATCAGGAAAGAGTGTTGTGGATATATCCCACAATGAGGAACTGGGAGTTGTGGCAGGATGTGGTGAGTGTGATGCAACATGACAAAATGCGACACCGTGCATTGGTGCTGGATGGTTTGAGAGTGCTTCCAAAGGATCACACAAAATTGAATGCTGATCACCGTCCGGAGTTTGTGAAGGACATACCCATCAGCGAGGTTTGAACTGGCGGTTATTTCAGCAACTGCTTTTTGAGATAATCCGCATAGGCTAATCCTACCAGGATACCCAATAAAAATAGTGTGGTGGAAATCATATGATTACTTACCTGGTTTTGATGCGAAGGTTTACAACGCCCAAGCGCCACAACCGCTGGTCCACCGCGTAGGACGGTCTCTTCACCCTGAAAAACGGTAAACCAACCCCATTGACAAATC